ATTCTTCTAGTGTTTGCATAGAATCTCCTTGTTTGTTCCAACAATAGAAAACCCTTTTTTGCTTGTCAAGGGTAGTTTGGCAACTTTTTATGTAACTTTTTAGTTACATTCTACGATAAGTTTATACTACCACATAAATAATTTTGATTTTAATTTCATCAAATAATTTTCTAATTTTACCATTATGAGCAAAGACGAGAAATTGAAAAGTATCATAGACTATATTGAGTATGCAGGTTTAACCTTTGTTGAGCCATTTAGTTTGATTTCATCAACCGTTGTTGAAGCAAGCTATTGGACTGGCATACCAAAAAACACAATATTAATTTACATTAACAAGTCATTCAAAGCTAAGTATGGTGAAAAGTTTATCAAGTGTCAAAAGATAGCACACGAAATAGCCTGGGGTAATAATCCTAATGAAGAAAAAATTATGTCTATGGATTTGAAACCAAAAGAACCAAAAGTACGCAAGGAAAGAGAAGCTACTACGGAAATAGGGAAGGCTTTCAAGGAATATACGGGCTTGACTTCAAAGGCTAATCGCGGTCTTTATGTTGCTTGTAATAACTATTTTAACAAATATCACGAATTTCCTTGGTTGAATAAGAAGAAATGGGACAGAATGTGTAAACGAAACAATTTTGTTGATAAGCATACTGGAGGCGATAAATGATTCACTTGTGTGCAATAGCTAAGAACGAAGAAAGATATTTGAAGGATTGGGTGGACTACCATCGTAACAAGGGCTTTGATTGCATTCACTTGTTTGATAATGGTCGGGAATGGTGATTTAAGCTATATCAGCAAGTATGTCAATATCTACAATGTAATTGGAAAGCAAGCTATACAACTTCCAGCCTACCAACAAATTATTGATTGGATGGATAAAGACGATTATTGTCTATTCATAGATGTAGATGAATTTGTTGAAGATGAAATTCCCATTCATTCACTTATTCGTAATAGTGATAATTTTGATGTTATGAAACTGAGTTGGCAAGTATACGGGGATAATGCCTTAGACAAATACGAACCCGCACCAGTTTGGGAACGATTTAAGAAACCATCAACCAAGGATTGTGTTTACAATGATACTTTGCCAAATGGGTATACAGAGAACAATCACACAAAGAGCTTGTTCCACAAGACTAATAAATTTGCTAAGTGTATTTCACCACATTCTATCTTTGTTGATAATGGAGTGTATATCAATGCTTTGAATGAAGAAACAAATTCTTCACCATTTGATAAAGTTGTTTGGAATAACTTGTACTTGAAACATTACTTGACAAAAGATACAGAATCATTCGCTAAAAGAAGATTAGGAAAGATTGATGCATGTGGAAATAGGATTGATAACAACAAACTAATGAGGTGGTATTTCAACCTCAATGGATATAACAAGAAAACCGAAGAATATTTCAAGGAGTATTTGAAAAAGGAGGCTTAAAACCTCCTTTTTTATTTCTTCAAATTTTCTTTAATCCATTGAAGGTCAGTTTGTATTTGGGCTAGTTTAGTTTCTAAGTCCAAGTCTTTAATCCTTTTAGTTTCGTTTTCTAATAAACTAATGCGTTTATCAAACTCATCAGCAGTATCATCCCTATCCTTTTTAGTGTTACCTCTTTGAATAGCTATGACTAAGTACAAGATAGCAGCAACAATAACAATTTTCAAATCTCCAGTGCTAAAAGCATTGGCAAGCAATTCTTCCATACAAATTATCCTCCTTAGAACTTGTTTAACAAAAAGAGAAGCAATACTAGGAACAAGATAATAGTAAAGCCCCAAAATCCGTATAGTATTGCTTCAATCATTTGTTAGTTACCATTTCCACCTTGGTAGAACCATTGGAGTCCACCATTGTTTGCGTTCCAGCCTAAGTAATATGTTGCGTATGGGTCTAAGTTATTTGTTGGAGGAAATACATCACCACTTGCTACTGTGGAGCCACCTGCACCAAATTCAGCACTAAGGTCATAGTTGTAACTGTAATTTCCATCGTCATAATCAACTCGGACATTATAACGTTCATATCCTTTAGCAGTGAAATCAGTCAAACCACCTGTAAAGCTTGTTATTTGGGTATTTCCACCTTTTGACCAACCTTCAATATATCCTCGGAAGTTATAACCATTGATATTGAACTTTACTGTCTTATCAGTTGAACATTCATATTGACCTTGACTGAAAGCCTGGGTCTTAACTCCATTTGCTGAAACATAGCAGTAATTAAGGGTGTATCCGTAATATAGTAATCCAACTTCTCCACCGTCGGAGTTGATATAAGATGCTGTGAAGTAATTGTTAGAGCCATCTGAAGAAACTTGTGACCAATAAGCTGTTACAATTTCATCTCCATTATGAGATATTAAAAGGTCATTTGGGTGACCTTGTCTATCACATGAGGCTTCAAAATAAAATTCAGTAGCACCGGAAACAAAAGATTTTTCAGTCGGGTTTCCGTCGATTGGGTCATAGCTGTAATATTTGTGGAAAAGGACACCTTCACCAGCAGGACTTGAACCACCTTGTCCCCAAGAAGCACTATTACTTTGTACAAAAGAATTTAAGGTATCAAAATTCATACGGGTTTGAGTTAATGAATATCCACCTGCATCATAATAAGCTGTGTTTGCTTGACTAACAGTAGAATTGCTATCTAACAAATTAATAGTGTTTGTATCATATACCTTGCAAGCTGAAGTAGCATTAGGATAAACTCTCAATCTCAAGTGTTGGAGAGTGTTTTGATTATACTGTGTACCAGTAATTTCCTTAAAGCTGAACATTGTATAGTTTGATAGAGTAGACTTGCCTGCAAAATCAAGGAAAACATTGTTTGCAGAATTATAAAGTTTCAAGTTCTTACCACTGTTTTCGGAGATTTCCTTATCAGTAGTTTTACCTGGGTAAATGTAGAAAGTATCACTTGAACCACCTTCAGCCCATTGAGCTGAGTTTGTTTGAACTGTTGTACAAACATCATCAATTTTTCCACTGTTAGTTGTTACATAACTTTCTACTTGGGGGTTGCCACTTCCACCACCACTTCCACCACCTATTGCTGAAATATTGTCAATCCATACAGGAATAGCATTAGCAGGTCTTGTACCGCTTGCGTTCTCTGCGAAAACTTTTATTGAAGATTCTTTACTCATAAATTACCTCATTTAAATTAATTTTTATGGTGCGTAACCAGTAGCTGTCCAACCACCTGTAGTAGCAGTAGATAAGTAAGTTACTAATGAACCTTGACCTCTAGTAGTATAGCCATATAGTCTTGCTGAAATCCCATAATTAACACCTTGAGTAGTGTTGGTAAAGGATTTGTTGTAGGCTTTAGTAGTTGTTGTATTTTGAGCTGTAAATGTTTGTGATTGTGTTTGTGTGTTTCCTATCAATGAGCATGCAGTTACTTTTCCAGTATAAGCACCAATTTGAAATTTAAAACTCATTTTTGGATTTAAAGTGATAGAATAAGCACTAGCATTACTAGGTTTCCATCTATTAGAAGTAGAATACCAAGAAGCAGGAATATCTCCAGTGTGTGCAGTGTGTACAGCATACTTAGCAGGAACATTTACATAAGAATCAACTACAGCTGTATTAGTTGAAACATTTGAGCCTTTTTCCCAATTACCTCTAGCCGTAAATGCGTTCTTCTTATAGCAAGCACAAATAGTAGCATCTTCTGTACCAAATGTGTAAGTATTGTTAGCAATAGTACCATCACCGGTAAGTTGATAACCACTAAATCTCCAATAAGTGTTGTAAGCTGTAGACAAATTAATAGTATCACCTGGATAGCCTGTTAATTCGTTTGCAGTCAATGTACCACCTTCACTATGATAAAGTGTTAAGGTTTTAAAGGCAGGGGCAGCTTCATAACTCACATATCCATTCCACCCAGGATAAGTGAGTGTCATTCCATCGTATTGTAATTTGTATGTATCTGGCATTAGTTACCTCCAGCAATACGATTGATGCCGATGACTTTGTAAATGTTTAAATGTGTTGGGTTATCAAATGCGGCTTCATTAGTTAATACACTCTTAGCATATCCATACCATTTAGTCCAAGTTAATCCAGATGTTCCACTATAACCACATCCCATTTCAAAAGTAGCATCCTGATTGCCTAAATTACCACAAAAAGCCTTCATAAATTGTAATGTGTTACTAGAACTAATTTGTTCAAGAGGAACTTCCTCATAACCATTAGCCACATTTATTGTTCCTGTTGGTGTACTACCATTTAAATAAATTGCTACTTTATCAAAATTCAATGGTGATTCAGACAAAGTAATAGATTGACCTGGTGAATCTGGTCTACCAGTTAAATCATTATAAAGAACCGTTTCATCATTACTTACAACTAAAGTATTATTAACAAGTTGTAGTTTAATGCCAGGACCAGCACTAATAGGCAAAGCACTACCACCCCAAGCACCACTATTTGTGTTTACATTGTAATAACAATCATTCCATTCTTCTGCACTTATTGCTTGGTGAGCTGTTAAGAATGTTCCACTATTTGTTTGATAACTTGTGACTGTATCGTCTATGTTGGATGAGTTAGTTTGTACATAAGATTCAACTTCTGGATTACCACCACCTGCACCAAGTTCAACACCATTAGCACTTATTTTACCACAAGCTGAAACATTACCATCGTGGTCAATAATAAAACAATCACTTCTTTGGTTATAATTACCATTACCAATTACGAAAGCACCAGTTGTTATGTTGTTGTAAGTTCCAATAGCCATACCACTATTGGTAGCACTGACATGATTACCAAATGCCTGTGACTTATTAGAAGCATAATTATTACTTCCTTGTGCTATGGATTCATTATATGCTGTATTATTAGCACCCTGAGCCAATGAATTTTCATAAGCTGAGTTTCTAAAACCTTGTGCGAAAGACTGAGAACCTGCGGTATTATAATTACCTTGTGCAAAAGAGTACATTCCTGTTGCTCGGTTACTATTACCTTGTGCGAAAGTGTAGAAACTTGTTGCTATGTTGTTGTAACCTTGTGCGAAAGAATCATTATTAGCACTATTATTACTTCCTTGAGCAAAAGAGTAATTCGCAGCACTACAGTATTCACCTTGAGCGAATGAATATGACGCATTGTTTTTAAATCCTACTGCTACACTAGTATCACTTTTTGAAACATAGTTTGATAGTGATTGATGTGCTGTAAGCCATACACCACTATTAGCATAGACTTCATCCAATGCTCCCTGAGCATCTCCAGTATATGTTGTTCCACCACCTTGACTCCAAGCCGCAGAGTTACTTTGTACTGTAGTACTTACATCGGCATAAGTTGCACTGATACTCTGTATGTAATTTGAAGCACTATCCCAGGTGTGTATCTTTTCAATATCAACATAAGCACTATCATTAGTAGTTTCAAACTTCAAGTCACTGTTTGATAAGACTGAACCTTCACGGAATGATAAACCTACATAATGAAGTTGTATTGTATTTGAATCCATTAAAGTACTATTCAAGCCACCATTTTTATAAGTGTTAATTTCTAATCCACTATTAGTTTTAAATGAGGGAACAACACCAGCATTTACAGCTGTATAAGGAATATAGTTACCTGTAACTCCACCACCTTGACCCCAAGTTGCTGAATTTGTTTGTACTGTTGTACTTACTTCGTTCAAACTTGCACTATTAGATTGAAATGCCGTAACATCGTTCCAAGTAGAAGAATTACTTTGAACCAAATTGGTAGATTCGCCAATAGAAGCACTATTGTTATGAACGTAAGAATTAACCTCGCTATCACCAGCAGGTATGTTAGCAAAAGCGTTTGCGAGTTCTTCTTTTCCACTTGTTTCATTTTTTGTATAATAATTACTTAAATCTACACCAGTGATAAATCCACTTGGGTTAGTGTTTGGATAATATGTTTCACTAATAGTTTGTGCTAATTCGGCAACATCACCCGTAGTTGCCATATCACTAGGCATAGCTGTTATTACAACCCCACTAAGGTAATCTACACCTTGGTTAGCTTTATCAGTCTGAGCACTAATGTATGATAAGTCTTGTGGTGTTGGTAATTCAACATCAATTCTTGTTATCTTGTTTACATTATCATCAACAAATGAAACATTACTACCTGCACTAAAAGTCCAAGTATCAGCACTAATCTTGTCTTCGGAGTTGTTTACAACTATTGGTGAAACACCTTCATATACTTTACCAGCATTGGCACTTACATATTGTAGGGCATCATTAATTTCATCTTTAGAAGAGGTTTCTGTCTTTTTATAATATCCACTCAAGTCACCACTTAGGGCAGTTATCTTGTTTGTAATGTTGGTAATATCACCTGTATATTGACCTTCAACCCAATTATCAAAGTAGCTTGTACTTTGTTCGTAGGAATAAGAACTTGCACCCTTTATAGTGTCAGTCCAATCTTGATGGGCAGTCAAGCAAACACTTGAAATGTAATCTATACCACTTGTGTTTTTATCAATCCTACCACTTAGATAGCTTAAATCTTGTGGTTCAGGAATTTGTGCAATAGCTTGTTCGTAAGCATTTGCACTAGCTTGTTCAATATCGTTTGTCCAGTCTTTACCACTAATGTAAAGTTGATTATCTTGTTCGTAAATGCTGATGTTGTCACCAGCAGAGTAGGTCTTACCCCCAACATCACCAGTAACACTTATAACATAATCGTTAATACTGATTCCACTTCCAGCAGAATACGCTTGACCCACTTTAACTAGCTTGGTATTTGTGCTTAATATTGACATTTAAACCTCGTTCTATAACTATTTATGATACTTCGCATATTGATTAGCTTCTTCGCAATCGTAGAAATATGTGAATGAAATATTCTTTTGGAACAACCTTGATTGTGAGTGCCAAGCAGTAGTAGTTCCTTCGTAGTTATCCCAATAATATTCAGGGGTTGTAGCACCTACACCAGCAAAACAAAGTAACTTACCTAATTCATATCCCTTTCCATTAGCAGAAACATTAGTAATTCTTTGTGTATAAACTAAGTCACTACCTTCATAGGCAGACCAAGCAAAGTTATTCATATCCACTACCAACTTTGTATGAACCCATTCATTATCACCATATTCTCTACCTAAGCATAAACCACTATAATTGTTTATTCCACTACCAACAACTGTAATGTTTGCTTTGTATAAAGCACCCCATTCTTCCCTTTCTAGTGTTCTCTCACCAACATATCCATAGCAATATCTTCTACCATACAAATGTTGTGCAGCATTGAATTTGTAATAAGAACCATTCTCACTACTATATGATGGTGGAACAATGGCACCGCCACTAAAGCCACTATTCAAGTATTCAAACTTGTTAAACACATTCGTAGGTGTAAATCTATTATCTACACTTGTGCTAATTGTTCCATTAGTTTTCCAAAGCATAGAAATATCAAACCAAGTGCTAAAACTTGAAGCTGCACTTTGAACATTCTTTCCAACTTGTGTGTGAACATTGTTGTTTGTCATATAGAAGGCATAGTTAGCACTTGAATCTAAGTTTCGTTTACTATCCATTTCAAACACAAAGTAATTCTTATCCAATAGGTTAGCAGAATAAGGTTGCATATATCTCCACAAAGTAAGATATTGTGGGGTGGTTGTGGTTTCAAAATTATAATAATAACTATCTGCTGAACCTAAACCACCATTGGAAGGTTTAGCACCTGAATATTGTGTTAATTTGTATGGTTGATAACCACTTAGGAAAATAAAATTAGCCTTAACACTTGCATTACCTTCATCGTAAGTAAAAGTGTTACCTTGTATGTTACCACCAGTATTACTCCAATTTTGGAAATAATAATTTGGATTGGCGGTGTAGGACAAGTTAGATGTATCACCAGCATATCCAGTTAAGTTGGATGCAGTGATTGTTCCACCATTACTTTGAATGAGTGTTAAATACCTTGTAAAATCAATGTGGGCAGAACCTACAAAGGCATTGTTCTTTTTGTACAAATGATTATTAATCGTGTAAAACATTATGGCAACTGTCTCCAATTATAAGGTATTTGTGCAAGTTCGGCCCTACCTATTTCTGTATTTAAACCACAATTGGTAAATGTGATTGAATGACTAGAAGGAGGTACAGCTTGTGTTGAAGCTTGTTTATACAAAGCTAAAGCACCAGACACAACATTTCTACATTCATAGAACATAGCTCCGATACTTGTTACTTTAGATGTATCGTACAATGGTACATTTGTTAAAGCAATACAATTAGCGAACATGCTACCCATATTTGTTACTTTAGATGTATTAAACAATGGTGCATAAGTTAAAGCACTACAATTAGCGAATGTATCATCCATACTTGTTACATTACTTGTATCAAATAATGGTACACTTGATAATACAGAACATTGATAAAACATACCGTTCATACTTGTCACATTACTTGTATCAAATAATGGTACAGTGGGTAATGAATGACAACCATCAAACATATGCCTAGTGTCCGTTACCTTAGATGTGTCAAATAATGGTACAGATTTTAGTGCGTAGCAATATTCAAACATATTAGCCATATTTGTTACTTTAGATGTATTAAATAGTGGAACTGAAGATAATGACTTGCATAAGTCAAACATACCTCCCATATTTGTTACATTAGATGTATCAAATAAAGGAACTGAAGATAATGCAGTACAGTTTAGAAACATAGCTTGAGTACTTGTTAAACTAGATGTAGCGAATGAATGTATTGCAGATAGTTTAAAACATTGATTAAACATCTTGTACATATTTGTTACATTAGTAGCATTAGCACCTAGAACCTCTAATAAATTATAATTACCATCAGTATAAAAAAGTTCACTCCAATCGTTTCTTGGAATATAAACATCCCAAATGTTGTTGGAGGAATCAACTAATGTTTTATAAGCCATTGTTGGTGATTGACCACTCCTATACTTAACCCTTATTGTGTATGGCGGAAGGTTGTATGGGTTGTAAGGGTCTATCATTCTATACAAACTATGTCCATTGTACCATTTGTTAATGTAATGTTTTTCCATACAAATTCTCCTTATTTCCAGCCTTGTGGAATTTGTGCGTATTCGGCACTACCTTGTTCACTACTTACGCCACATCTTCTAAATGTGTAAGTGTGATTAACCGGCGGTATAGCTTGTGTAGAAGCTTGCTGATAGAGTGCTAATGCACCAGATTGAACATTATAACACCAAGAGAAAGCGTTATCCATAGATTTTACTTTACTTGTATTAAATAAAGGGATTGAAGTTAAAGAAGTACCACCATATAAAAAATAATCCATATATGTTACATTAGATGTATCAAATAAAGGAACAGATGAGAGTGCTCCACAAGAGCCTAACATATCTCTCATATTTGTTACTTTACTTGTATTAAATAATGGAACAGAAGTTAATGCCTCATTACCGACAAACATACTTTCCATACTTGTTACATTAGATGTATCAAATAATGGAATTGACGAAAGTGAATAATTTGCAGATTCAGTAACACCAAACATATAGCTCATATCAGTAACATTACTGGTATCAAACAAAGATACAGAACTTAGTAAATAACAAGCTTCAAACATACTACCCATGCTTGTAATATTTGTTGTATTAGCACCTAGTACCTCTACAACATTGTAAGAACTATAAAGAAGTTGGTTGAAGTTATCACCACTCAAATAAACATCGTAAACATCTGTAGTTCCTGATACTAGAGTAGCAGTTTTATATCTAGTTTGAGGTGCGTAGTTCTTATATGGTTTTAGACCATCATTTGTTCTAACTCTTACAGTATTAGGTGGAAGATTTAATGGGTTTGGGTCAATATACATTTTCCAACCATCAAAGTAAGTTCCATTGTAATTCAAATATGTATTTCCAAACTTTAACATAAATTAATCCCAATCCCACCAAAGATTATTAGTCCAACCACTTGTAGTAAAGAACCAATCAGTTTGATTTTGGTCATTTGTTCCTTTAACAAGTTCACAATACAAACCACTTGGGAATACCTTTGTATTACCATTCCAATACAAGTTACAATCAGGTGTGTATTCGTTTGAGTGTACAACTGTTACTTTGTCATAAGCCGAGTAATTAGCAAGGTCAGCAGCTGTCATATCATTAGTGAATCTAATACAATAGCAATTACTTCTATTGTTTGCTCCATTTATTATGTTGTACCAACTAGCACTAACATTAGTTGCTGGGTATGCTTCGTATTGAACACCTTGGACGGTTTGCTTTACATAGCCACCAGCAGGACTAGAAGCAGTTGTGAGTAATACACTTGAACAATCCACATTAGCAGTATAAGCAGTTGTACCATTAGAACCAGTAATCGGGAAGAAGTTGTAATCATCGTTACCGGCACTGATTACAACATAACCACCACTTTCAAATATGTTAATACCTGGACCAGCACTTAGGCTTTCACCGGTGATACTAATAGAATCATTTACATTATCTACGAGTATTGGTGCTACACCGTTATAAGTTTTTCCACCGCCTTCACCATCAATTCTAATCTTGTTTGTTTCACTATCATAAACAAGTGAAATGTTTGAACCAGCACTTATGTTGTTTGTAATGATAGTCTTTCTATTTGGCACATCGTCAGTTATAGAAATACCTTCACCAGCACTAAGTTCATAATCTCCACTAAAGATTGTTGAAGACCAAGCTGTGAATGCTGTAGTTTCTAATTTGTTTGTAACATTGTTCCAAACACCACTATTAGCAGTTACTACATTATTGACTTGATTGTTGATACCGCTATTGTTGTAAACATAATTGTTTACATGTGTATCACCTGTATTCTCAGCCCATTGTGCGGAGTTAGCTTGTACCACATTATCAACATTAACTATCGTTGAACTATTCGTTTGTACGAAATTGTTTACATCAGGGTCGCCTTGTGGAATGTTAGCCAAAGCATCACTAATTTGTTCTTTAGAGCTTGTTTCTGTTTTCTTGTAATAATCTTCAAGTGATTGATGTGCAACCAAGAAACCTGATGGATTTCCAGTCATTGGGTAGTAATTACCACTAGCATTTTTCAATGTATCAACATCGTTAGAAATACCACCAATAGAATCAATAGCTTCATAGGCGGATTGTACTAATCCTACAATCCATTCGCCACTTGTTTCAGTTGTATGTGCAGTAACACAATTATCACCAACCAATTTAGTGTCAGTAACAACTGGTGTACCATTAACTGCCAAGTTCCATTGTGTATGATTATCAACCTTAGAACTTGTAGCAGTAATATTTGAATCACCAATCAATACAGGGTCTTTACCATCAACATAAGTCTTAGTTGCGTAACTTGATAAATCACCACTAATGTTAGTGATTTGGTTTGTTATGTCATTAATGATTGACTCTTGTCCAGCACTGTATGATGAGAAAGCACTCCAATCTACTTTGTTATAAAGGTTATTCACTGCTGTAGTATAAGCACTATTAGCCAAGTTGTGTATGCTTGTCATTCTATTGTCAGCATAAGTTGTATAACTTGAAAAGCTAGATGTTGGCAAATAACCACTCATGCCACTTAGATGCATAAAGTAGTTTGTATGTAACAAAGCACTTCCAATTTCATATTCGTTAGGGAATCTATAAGTACCACCTTTCAACCCAATATTGTGATTCTTGTAACCACTCAAATCAAAGCTAGACAAGATTTGAATAATCATATTGGAGGTTAAAGTTTGTGTGTCAGCAATTACTTTAGTTCCACTAATCCAAGGGCAACTATCACCACCTTCGCCACCAGCTAGGGCAGAACCATTGATAGAAGAAATAGCACTTGAATCATTGTATTCAAATGTTAGTTTGTCTTGCTTTAATTCGTTTATTACATTGACAGTTTCGTCAATTTCTTGCTTATTGTAGTAATTGCTTAACAAGTATGTTGTTTCTTGTTTGTTGTAATAGTTGCTCAAGTCAAAGGCACTGGCATCTAACTTGTTCTCAAGAGCTTCATTAACAGCACTGCAACAATCTTCAAATTCTGTTCTGTCAACTTTACCTGCAAGTTCTTGTTCAAGCTTATCATCTAACCAAGCACTATTAACACCAAGTACAAGGGAATTTTTACCTTCCACAATATCTTCATAAGCAGTCAAAGAATCTTCAACAGCTAAAGGAATGTTTATTACACCTAAAGGACTTGATGCAGTTCCATTTCCACTTAAAGTTTCATCGTGAATTACAAAACTAAATCCACCTGAGCCATCACCTTCACAAAATGCTTCACAAGTGTAAAGCAAAACATTATCGTTTGTATAAATTTCAAGTCTATACTGATATGCTATGTCAGCTCTAACACTGGCTCTACCATTAGCATCCAAAAGAATTGGATTACTAACAAATGAACCATCGGGTGAATACAAAGTAACAAGGTCTGTTGTGTCCTTGAAATAAACGAATATTTTACCACCATCAAGCAACTTTCCTGATGGGTAAGTAAATTGTTTTGTGGGGCTGAACAAATATTCTAAACTCATCTAACTACCTCGTATGTCTAACTAAATAAACTTTTCCAAGACTTTGAGTCAAAGGGTTGTATAACATATCGGTCTTTTCAAACTCAGCACTCATACTAATTATGCCAGCATTATAAACCTTTCCATCTGCACCGTGTACGAAATCCCATTTATATGTAATGTCTGGAGTTTGTGAAGATGGTACAAACAAATTAGTTTGAACTGAAGCATTTAAGTCCCATCTCAAATATGGAGTATAAGAAACGAATGGTTCAAGTGAGTAAGTAACCCAACCATTATAGAAGTTCCAAGAACCTACTGCATCAGACCAAACAAGGTCGCCATTTATAATAGATTTAGGGTTTGTGTTAATGCCTGAGAAATAAGCAGTTGGGTTGTAATTATCACCTAGACCAATATTGTTTTTAAAGAAAGTACGACCTCTTTGGTTTGGATATTGACCAACATCAAGACCATTATAACTTGTGAATGGGTTTGTATTATACCAACCAAAGTTACAATTTATAGCACTTAAACCAAATGCTGTGGCATTTTCCATACCAAATGTAACAACATTACTGAAGATACAATTTTCATAACATCTATCAATTCTTCCACCCTTACCATTAGCATTTAAGCTACCATAGTTAAAGTGGCAGTTATTCAATGTTGCTCGTGGGCTATAAATGTAAGCACTATTGGCATAACAATTTTCTAATGTAGCAGTTGGAATGTCAGAACCTATTGTAATATAATTTCCATTATAATTTCTAATTACACAAGAACTTAGACCAGGTGCTACGAATGTTGCCAAATCTTCACCCGTTTCCATTCCTGCGAAATCGGCAGTGATAGCACTTGGTTCATACAAAGTAAGAACCTTCCAATAGTTTATTGGTTTATCAAAATCCTTACTCTTAGCACTAACATTAACATCATCGTCAGCATTAGGCATAAAGGTGTTAAATTTGCGTTTAAACCACTTGTCAGAAATGTACATATTCTTAAAGTGTGTTCTTGTGCCATCTGTTATTTTGTGGTCAGAAACGATTGTACAATTATCAAAGTAGATTGTTGCTGGGTTACCGATAGAATCACCAATTACATCAATTTCCTTTTCAAATGTAACATAGCAACCAACTAAGGTTTTTGAAGCATGTAATGGTACATCACCTTCCTTATCAAAGATTAAATTCTTTGACCAACTATTTAAGAAAGAATCCAATGTAGGGAATTGACTTAGACGAACAGGTTGTCTAGCCCTATCTTCACTCCATTGTCCTAGATTGTTGTAACCAATTTGTATAGCACCTAGAACACCATCACCAATGCCTTCAAAACTCATACAACGGAGTGTATTACCATTGTTGAATTTAGCACCATAGGAAAAGATTACTTTCTTACCACCAGCATTGTACAAAGTAAATCCATCACCATAAGTACCTGGAGCCAATAAAATAGTCTTTGGTGAAACTATTGAATTTGTTCCATACAAGTCATTGTAATGGAAAAGTTCAGCTAGGTTTTCTTGGTGTGTTCCATAAACACCATAATATTCTGACTTCATTACTTGGTTTGAAATTAGAACCCATCTACCAGTATCACTAACATTACTTGCTACAATCAAGCCATTATCAGGAGTGTTTACACAAGTATCATCCCACATATAAAGTCTTTGTTCACAGTCATGTTCATTCCAGTAACCAATAACCTTAACGAAACCACCTACATTGTAATTTTTCAAGTTAGCTATCGTAACTACTGTTGCTACATCTTCGTTATCTGTTAATGGGTCATATTCAAAACCTAACTTCAATGAAGAAACTTGATTCCACATTGTAGGTCTTAAATCACCACTTGGAATAGAACTATCACCTTTGTATTCTTCAATTACAGCATCATAAATTTTGTTTTGAAGAAAGTAAGTATTCTCAGCTTCACCCATTACAACATATATTGGATTTGGAGCTTGAACAAATTCACTACCTTCATAGGTGAAGACTTCAGCAAGGTCAGTAGTATCATTTTCGTAAATTGTGATTCTACCGTTCTTAACTTTCCATTTGCTTAAATTAGGAATAGCAAACATTATAATTCACCTCCGGTTATTTTGTTAATAGCTTCAAGTTTAGCACGATTGTCTTCAGCTTGTTCTTTTCTAGCTTGTTCTATATCATCGTGAACTTGTTCTTTAGCTTGTCTACCATCAAGACCTTGTTGTTTCATCTGTTCAAGAACAATCTTTGTTTGATTATCAAGTTCAGCCTTGCGTAAGCTATCCTTATTTCTTGCATCCAAACTAATAGCTTGTGCCTTCAACAACTGAATTTGATTCTTCAAATCATTAATTTGTTGTTCATAACCTTGTTGCATTTGTGTAGCTTGTTCTTTCAACATTGTCAAAGCTGGGTCTTCTTGTGATATTGCTTGTAAGAATGGTGATACGAATGCATTATCATTCATTGTAGTAGCAATAGCAACAACCGCCCTCTTCTTATCAGTAGGGTCTTGTAACAAATTAGTCAAAGCCATTAATTCTTGACGAGCAGCTTGTCTTTCAAGGTTTTCTTGCGGGCCGTTTTCAATGGTTATTTTGTCTTGAACCATTACATAGTCAGCAAGCAATTCACACAAAGCCTTGAAAGAATATTTCAAGTGTGCCATAAAGTGTCTTATGTTGTTATTGTAAGTCTTGGCATTTAACAAGGCTTCGGTTGCTGTAATTTCATTCTTTTCATCTGGCAATCCAACACTTTGAACACCAACAACACTTTGCATTAGACCAATAGTGTTGTTCATAATTCCAGTCAAATCACTATATTCAACGGTTTGTTCAATTCTTTGTGGCGGGTTTGGATTTTGTCCTTTTTCATCATCCCAAATCAATAGTTGGTTTGTGTTTGTATCACTTTGTTCAAAATAACTTGAATTTTTACCAATGGTTCTGCGTGTAGCAAGCCAAATGTTCTTTGGTGATTTTGCCAATCTTTCCATTAATTGACTAGCACTCATGTCAGCAAGGTCTTGAATAACCTTACATTGTGAAACAATACCACGAAATACTCGTTTGTCATTAACTTCAATAGCTTCACCATAGACAGGCAATACTGGAATTTGTTTTAATTGTAATTGTATTGGCTCTTCTACTAATGTGTCTGCTACAAATTTGTAAATGGTGATAAAATCACCTTCTTTCTTGAAATAGGTAAAGATAGCACCCTTATCGGATTCTAGCTTACAAGTAGTGCTTAAAGCAAGTTCAGTTCCATTTGTGAACTTGTTAGCAATTTCTTCACCATACATTTGTTTAATGTAGGATTTTGACTTGTAATCAACTATCAATACTTCATTGGCATCCTTACCGTCCATGTCAGTAGAGTCTGGGTCATAATAGACATTCTCTACCTTGTCAATGCTATAAGGCTTTGGAACGATTACACCATTCACTTCTGTTGGTAGGACAGCTATGAAACCAAGACCAAATGATACTGCATTTTTGAAAGCACCTTCTACACTTTCGCTAATATCATCATTTAGCTTGTTATAAAATTCAGCTAAGTCAGGGTTTTGTACTCTTGGTTTGAATGGGTAACTTGTGTACGAATTAACAATACTTCTAATACAATTACTAACAACATCAACATGACCACGGTAACGCTTTGTACCAATCAATCTATTAACATCGTCAGATAATGGTTTAGACCAAAGAAACTCTTTGTCAGATTTGATTCTGTCCCACTGTTCTTTGAATTTTGCGTTTGACCTATCTTCAAACTTCTTTATTTTCTTTAGGAAATCATAAAGTTCAACTTCTTCCATAATAACCTCATAGCTTCTGTACATTTAAACAGCTCTTCCAGCTCTATATTGTTATTTATACTTCTTAACACGAAAAAGCCCATACTTGTTTGTATGGGCTAATTAGTTTGTTTAAAAACCGTTTTGGTCTTTCTTGTTAAATAGTGAACCAAGTAAATTCATAGCTCCACCTTGCTGTCCATTACCCATTATACCACCTAGACCATTTCCATTAGGAATTTGTAGTTGAGTACTTTGTTTGTTATCACCAAGGTTCAAGCTATTACTTATTCTATCGTTATCAGCTTGATTTTGTTGTTGTTTCTTCTGTGCTAGGCTTAAAGCCATCATGATAAAAGGAATCATAATTATTTTCTCCTACCGAGCAACTTTAATGCGTTAATGTCTCGGTTAATTTTTTCTTGTTCAATATTCTTTTCTTTGCGATTGTAATAATCACTTGCTAAATCACTTATTAGTTGTCCGACTAATGGAGTACCTCTAAGACTTCTAGTTAAGATTTGCTTAGACATTTTTGGGTCTTCGGAAGCCCAATCACCGAACTTATTAGAAACATAATCAAGTGCTGCCCATTTATCCAAATCTCCTAACAATCTTTCGCTAAACTTAGTCTTTCTAGGTTCTACAACTTTATTCTTAGCAAGTTGTTCTTTAATTTGTTGTAAAGCAATTCGTTTGTCTTCAGCACTAGCAAAGGCATCCCTAATATCTTGTCTGCGTAGTTCATCTTGAACAATGTCTTTCATTCTTTCATTAGCTTCTCTGCTTGTGCCATCTTCAAGAACTTTGTTTGCTTCTTCACTTGCTAACTTGGCTTCTTGTTCAGCCCTAATTTGTGCTTTTGACTTTGAAACAGGTGCTATTAGTTTATCTTTATTCTTGAACAAGTATGGCATTATTTTGTTCATACCTGCATTAATTCCAGTTCCTAACAATACGTCACCTTTACTAAAGTTCTTTCTATCGGTGTTATCTTCATCACCATAAGCAAGAGCATCAGCAGTTTCCATTGTCAAAGGGTTGGCTAAAACATCAGCAACATCTGCAAGTCTACCAAGATACTTACCAGCCTTAGCACCTTGTAATCCTGCCCTAGTCAATCTACCTGCTGGGTTCAATAAGTACAAAGCATTTTCAGTAAAATCTAAAATCTTGTCACCTGTAGAAGGGTCTTCACCTCGTAATACAGCTTCAGTCATTCTAGGTAAAAACATCTTAGTTCCTGGCATAGCATTTTCATCATACAACTTTTCACGGTCTTTGTTAGTTTGTACTTCTCTTACTTTATCCAAATAACCTGCGAAATCATCATAGCCAGCATCCTTAGCTTGTCTTTTCAATTCATCAACATTTTTCTTAGTCCAATGTTCATCACTGTCCCAATTCCAAAAGTTTTCGGCTTGTTCTTTGTTTCTTTTTTCAATAGTCTTTTCTACATCAGGTGGTGTGTAATCCTCTTGATGTTTCAATGACCAATAATCTTCATCAATGTTTTTGTCAATCGTCTTATAATCATCAAGATTGTAGCCATAGTCATTTAAGAACTTAGACAAAGCATACTTCTTACCTTTTTCAGTAGGAATGTTCTTTAGAACAGCTCTCAAGGCATCAAACTGTCTAGACTTGTCTTTCTGTCCAAGCTCTTCAACAGTATCAAACTCAAGATTACTAACAAATTCATCTATGTTCATACTTATTCTCCAAATTCTTTTTGGTAAGCCCTAGTTGCGTAAACTCTATTTTTACCTGTTTGTTCCATATAATTCTTAATCCAAGTTTCCTTATCAGTAGCATTAGTTTTCTTAACACCACGATTTGCCTTGTTTTGAGCATTAGCGTTGATGTTAGCAATACGACGAGTATTCTTAGCTAAAGTGTCCCAGTCTTCAGTTTGAGTAGCTTTAGCAAGAAGTTTGTTCATATCATCGGCATTAATCAAACGAGCAGCTTTTGCAGCTTTTACTTCATCTTTAAAAGCTTCTCTCTCTTCAGGTGTATTAAATTTTGCCTGTCCCGGCAATTTACTTTCAAGTTCAAGTACTTTAGACTTCTGTGCAGCATTGGCATTGGCTTGTTCTTCAGCCTTAGCAATAATATCATTAGCTTGTGAACCAAAAGCTCTAATAAGTCTGTCTTGTGCAATAGCCTTAGCACTATCATCACCTAATTGAACTGCCTTGATGTAGTTGTCAATAAGTGAATTAGCATGGCCAGCATCTACATTTTGCATTTTCTTTTTTGCAATATCTTCTTGAACCCTGTTTTCCATAAATTTAAGGGCATCTTCACCACGCTTGTCAAACATTTCATTTGCTTGTAATTGTTGGTTAAGTTCACTATCCATTTGCTTCAAACCAAGTTCACTTGTTTGTGGATTTAAAGCATAAAGTAATGAACCTACACTTGGTCCAGATATTTCAAGTTGTGGCTTCTTCAATTCAGCTAAAAAGTTCCACTTAAAATCATCTGTCAATTCAGGTGCTTTCTTATCGGATTTCTTCCAACGATATTCTATCGGATTTAATTTGTATGCTTCACTCAAAGCATCTTCTAATTCAATAGCCATTACTTACCTCCATACATTTGAAGGAATGTGTCCATTATATCAAGATAATTTTTACGCTTGTTATTAGCTTCTTCAGTATTGTAGAGTCTTTCGTACTTATCTTCTTCAAGGTCAGGAAGTGATTGATAAAGTTCTTCATCTTCAATAGCATCTTGTGGGTCTTTAACATCAACTTCCTTATTATTCAAGTACGAAGTCAAAGCGTCATAATAATCCTCTTGTGCCTTGTTTAGCTTGTCTGCTCTATCCTTGGCAGCTTTCCAAGACATTATACCACCTGCAACTTGGAGTCCTCTACCTAAATTACTCCAACCTGCACTTGCTTTGTCAGGATTGACAAGTAAGCCCGCATTATTTCTTCTAAAATCATAACCTGCATTTAACATAAACTAATTCTCCTTTAGCCCAATGGGTTTAACAAAGCCTGTGCTGTGGTTTTCTTATTCAAATTATTTTGTGCGATACTAGAGTTAATATCTGCCAAACCTTGTGTCAAAGCATTATTGTTATTTATCAAGTTGGTATATACTGACCCCATATTGTTTGAATAAGCATTTACATTCTGTCCAAGCATATTTGCTACATTAGCTAACTTGCTTTGATTTGTATTGTATTCTTGTAACTGCATTTGTTTGTCTTGCATATATCGGTCATATGCCTTATCCCATTCTTCACTTGCTATTGCTTGTGATTTGGCATTTAATTGATTCAAGTAATCACTAGAGAACATATTGCCAGCATTAGCATTGGACTTTGTTATGTTATCCATAGCGGTTTTGACTCTTCGCTCCATAGCTGGACTAGCAAAATCATCAACATCGCCTTTGTAACTAAATGCGTCACTATTGATATATTTCTCTAAGGCAGAATCATAATTTGCTACTGAGTTTCCATACAAACTATCAAGCAAATTATTGTAATCACCAATATAGCCTTCATTCTTTTGTGAAGCTGCTTGTAAGTCTCTCTTAATTCCTTCAAGAGCCTGATTGGCTTTGTTTACTTTCTTTGAGTTACCAAAACCAAGTGCTTCACCAATGTCACTAAAAACACCCATAGATTTACCTCACTATTTTAAAATAATTATTCCTACACCAGTAATTGGAGCATAGATAGCTTCTTGTCCGTTGTGTATAAGTGAACTTGATATTTCATTATCACCAATGAACAAACAAGCTGTTAGTTCATTTGTAAAGTTCACGGGTAATTGATAAGTATTACCTTGTTCAACATTTCTAACAGCTATTCCAAACTTAGCTCCCAGCTTTGAAATTTTCCAACCAAACTTCTCTGTTTCAACCCAAGCACCTTGCAATGCCGACAAAATATCTTTAAGATTTGAACCCAAAGATATTTCAACATTCATTAAATCAGTAGAGTTTGCCATATTAGAACCTATATCCAAGACTTACTGTTGTTAAACTTGCGTTGGAAATTGTCAAATCTATTGGTGAACTTGTACTAAACTTTATAACACAATTACGAGCAAGACCTAGATTATTCCAAGCAACTCTCTTTTTGTATTCACCAGTCAAAGGTAACTTACGAACAACTGTTGAACCATAAGTGTAACCACCATCCCTACTTATTTCAAGCATACATTCAGGAGTTATTGTTCTATCTTCGCAATTTCCAAAATTACCTTCAATGCTCAAAGCATTTATTAGGAACATTCTTTCACTATCAATTATCAATGGTGTTTGACGGCTACGAACAAATGAGGTCTTTACTTCATCATTTAAATCTTCATACCAATAATCTTTTCTAGCTTCAAACAAACTAGAATATCTCTTAGTTCTATAACCGCCATAAATTAACTTACCTTCACGATTGAAGATTGGATAAACATAGTGTGAAGCTTCTGTCTTACCAGTTGTTGAATCAATACTTGTTCTTTCGTGCCATTCACCTGTAACCAAGTCATAAGCGAAACTTCTTTCTAGGTTGTTCTTATCTTTGAAATGAATAACATAATAACTATGATTTGAGTAACTATAACCATAAGCAAATACTGCGTTTAAGGTTGATTCAAACATCATTTCATCAAGCCAAGTTGGACTTACCTTACTAATTTCAGTACCATTAATCGTGTAAATTCCAAAACCATTTCTGTTACCACAACCAAGGAATCCTTGAACATTGTTGAAAATTCCAACAGCCCTAGCACTTTTTACACCTAAACTAGAATTTGATGTATAGTTTGTACGAACCCAAGTCATACCTTCGGATTCACTTCTAGTCCAAAATTCTATTGAACATCTACCATAGACAGTAAGAATATCACCTACGGCTTTCAAACAAACTATACTATCACTACTTGATTCAGCATTCTTATATTGTAAAGCACCATCGCTGTCATAGAAAATGTTACCATCCCAAACACTAACTTCATCATAGTCAATGGTGTATTTGTCCTTGTAGATAACATTTCCATCACCATCTTTCTTTGCAATTTCCATTGTGTCATTTGAAAGAATGTATGGTTGCGAATAATAGGCATAACCTGTGTTCTTATCACTTACAATAATTGAACCTGCCAAACAAGAAACTGAACTAGGAACAATAGTGTCACCAGTTATTCCCAAAGGTGTTTTAACTTGTTGTAAATCACCTTTATATAAATTATAAGCATATAAGCTATTTCCATCACAAATTAACAAGAATGGTCTTTCACCACCACTTTCTACAAATGTGAAACCATAATCGTAATCAAGTTTACCATCAAACAACTTTCTTACTGTTCCACTTGGTCTTAATTCATAAACACTAGAACCAAAGCACCAAAATGAACTTGGAACTCTATTCTCAGCATCCAAGCCTACAGAAGCATAAAAAGAGCCTGTACAATTCTTGACAGACTGTTCAATTTGTCTATAAAACTTTTTCCCTTGTAATGAACGAAGATACTTTACTTCGCCATTAGTTTCGGTTATCATATTCCTAGAGACAGCACAACCTTGAATGTTAGGAAAGTCTGCTTTGTCATTCCCACCTACGAAAATTGATAACAAAGATGTGTTAGTTACTCCCATAGAACCTCCTAAAGTGTGAAATCGCCACCTAGAACATTGTAGTAACCAGCAAGATAATTACTTTGCCCAAAATTACCGAAAGTCATTGGGTTATTTTGACCTATATTTTCTTCAACCAAATGCTTATAATCATCATATTCTTTCTTGAACAATTCTGCATCGGGTAACTTGTATCTTAGGGCTAATTTGTATTTAAGACCCTCTTCTAATAAATTAATTGTGGTATCTGTAAACCATACTTCGGAATCCATTTTATATTTTGGATAAACTTTGTTGTAAATTACCATAAATTCACTTGGTTGGTTTCCATCAACCATAACTTCACCATACATGAATCTATTTGCTTTATCAGCATCAACTTTGTATGTGAAAAGATTTGCTAAACCAACTCTATTTGTTGAATAAATTGTAGCATAATCTACTGGAATTAATTTGTAATAATGATTACCAACTTTTCTAGCTACTGACTTTAAGCTATTTGGAATATTATCTTCAACTATGTTACAACTAGAATCTGGACCAATAGTGAACTTGTCACAAGCCATACAAGTCTTTACAACCCTAGACTCTTGAATATAATCTTGCTGGTTTAATTCATCAACCAAGCTATTCAAATCACTTAGGGCAGCATTAGTATAATCGCTAGTTGGGGATTGGTCAGTATCAGTCCATATACCAATAGCGTTCAAAGCATCAATAACCATACCATTAACGGTCTTCATATACTTACCTCCATATATTTATAGTTTTTACTTCTTAAATGGTAGAACTTCAAGCAACTTTGTTATAAGTGCTTCAATTCTTAGGACTGCTTCCTTTAGTTCAGCCACTTCTTTGTGTAAATCACTATTCCCAAGGTTGGTATTGCATTGTTTCACTGGTGTCAATTTCTTCTGACTCATTATAAACCTCAAATTTGCTTACAAAGGTTAAAGCCAAACTATCACTTTTGTCTGGACTATGCCTTAATACTTCTTTAATTTCGTCTTTGTTTACTAATTTCAACTTACCATTGTTGCTAAATTCAAACAAAGTAACATTTAATTCATCTTCAATTTCATTTGTAAGTGGTAAACCCTTATTTAAGGCATCCACCAAGTTAAAGTACATTTCGGCTCTTTTGTTTAAATATTTATCATTGAATGGAGTACTTCCGAAGTTCACAAGGTTACAATTATCGTATTCCAAGCACAAGTTTTCGTAATATTTATCGCCGTATGCCATATCAATGTTAATTTCTTTTACAGAATACTTTGGATGTAATGCCAAATACTTCTTTACTTCATTCCTACATTCAATTCCTGTTAGTTTATCGTAACTAAATTGTTCGTAATCTAAACCAACCCTATAAGTGATTACTGTCTTGTCCTTACCATAGCCAGAACCATCAATTCCAATTACAACTTGACCACTATAAGGCATTTTTGATTTGTAATCTTTCTTGAAAACAACACCTGCCAATATACTATTCTCAGCTTGTAGGTTCAATATTTCACCCATAAGCTCTTGTCTTATGAATGATTCATTCGTAAAGTTACTAGCATAGTTATCGTATTCTTTTTGTTTAATCTTGAAATTGTCGGTGGACTTAGCTTGTATTAAATCAATTTGTTCTGGGTGCTTTTCTAACTTTTCCAAAACAAACTTATTAAACCAACTACCAGCTTTTGGTGTTGTGATAGCATAAGTCTTTGGTTCTTGCCCATCAGGTAAAGCACGCATACAAGGTTGTGCGATTTGTAGAATGTCTGGCTTACTCATAGCAGCTTCATCTAAAATCAAAGTGCTAATTTGTGTGTAACCACGAACCCTTTCTTGTGATGGGTATGTAGCACCATAAATTACACCACCACCAGGAAATTCAATTACATCACGATTACATCTACAATTTATCTTGAACCTTGAATGTGTTTTTTCACTTATAAACGATTCTATTTCCGCCACCCTAGACTTACATTCGCTTAACAAACAATGCATAAGTGAATCCCAACTTTGTGCGAACAAAATAACTCGTTCACCTTGTATTGCTTTAAGGACAGCAACATAACTGGCAACATACGATTTACCAGCACCTCTACCACACACCATAGCAACAAAAGGTTTGTCGCTATGTACAAACCTTAATTGGTGTTTCAATAAACCTATGTCAAGATTTAGATTCATCTTCTTTCGTAATTTCACTAAAGCTAATGTTAAGATTTACTTTGTCATTACCTGTGGCATTACTTATTGTTAATTGGTCCGGTTTGTCACTCCAATTATTCTTGAATCTTCTTTTCAAGACTTCAATATGTTGAATCTTGCCATTAAGCAAATACTTACAAGCTAAGTCATTTTCAATTCGCACTTTCATTTGAATAATTAATTCACCTATCCTGTCTAGTAAATCTTCTGTTTCTTTACCAAGATTATTGTTATTTGATGGACTTTCAAATGAACTAAACATATCAGGTGACCAAGCCCTTTCAACATCACAAAAACCACGCAAAGACTTTGGAAGATAACATTGAATGTTAAGCATAAATCTAGCTACACCATAGTATGAAACCTTATCTTCTTTATTCCTAAAACGATTCATATTGATGTTTAAAATGGTCATTGTAATACCGCAAGGGTCATAGCCGGCAAGGTCATTCTCATTTTCAATGTTGAATGAATCACTTAGACTTGCCATATTGTTTGAACATTCTGGCATATAACAAGGTTCAGTAAAATTTTCAAGTAACCATTTCATTTGTTTGTTGCGGTGTTCCATTCTTTTCTTAGTGGCTCTACCACCTGTATGTCTAGTCATAGAAACCCCCAAACAAATTAAAGTTTTCTTAACAAGTTTCTCAACTCATCATCATTATCAAACACATCTGGAGTAGCCTCAACCTGAGCACCTGGCTTACCAACAGCTTTAGCAAGGTTATTTACTTTATGTTCAACTGGAGTATTTGTTGGTGCAGGTGTTGGTTCAACTTGTGGCTTTGGATTGTTTCTTTCACGAACAAGTTCATTTTCCAAATCACGAACAGCCATCAATCGCATTAGTGGGTTCTTAATACTGAATACATTTTGAACGGCTTGTGGGTCTGTGGCTAATTTGTACAAAATCAATGACTGATTAGGTGTTTGATACAAGTAGTTCATTACATTTTGTTCCTTTTCAAGTAATTCTTGTAAACCTTCACCATAGGCTCTTGAAACAGTGTCATACCATTCTTTGCGTTTAGCTTCATCTGGGTACCACTTGTTAATACCTTCTTCAAGTTCCTTAGCTTGTTCTTGTTCAGCCAATCTATCTTGTTCATACTTTTCGTATTCTTCACGCATTTTGGCTTCACGCTCAGCCCATCTTTTTTCTACACCACTATCAATCAACTTTTCAATGAAAGCATCATCACTTTCAAAATCACTTCTGCGTAATGGTTTTTCAGGGTTGGCTAATTTGTTCAAACGAGATTCAAAGTCATTAAACTTCTTTTCGTAGCTTGATAGCTTACCTTCGTATGAATCTTTCTGCTTGCCTAATTGTCTTTTAAGGGAATACACCATTTTATCCCATTCAGATTGTGAATAGGTCTTTTCTGTTGGTGTTTCTTTTGGTGTTTCTTTTGGTGTTACTTCAGGAGTTGTTTCGTTTGTTTGTTCTGGTGTTTCATTAACAACTTCATTTGTTGCAACTTCTTTTTCTTCTGGCTCATTCATGACAGCCATAATTTTTTCATCAACCATAATGTAATAACCTCTTTTGTGTGGTTACTGCCACATTCAGTGCCAATCCTCTAAACAAATTAATAAAAGGCTACCGAGGGCGAGGATAAAATGGCAGAAAAACTAAGACCCAAGGTAGCCTTTACTTTATGTATAAAAAAGGCTGGAGCCTATTCTCCAGCCTATTATCTTGTTTACAATGTGAACTATTTCTTGATGAACATAGTGACTGATTGTCTTGGTTCAGGCAAGCCTGCCATGTAAGGACAGTCAATACGAGCAACTGAAGTTCTATTCAAGATATTACCACCGGCGATAGCTTCAAGGCGAACACCATCAACAACACTTGTACCAATTTCTTCGGTAGAAGCAACATGGTTGAATTTGTATGTATCAAACTTCAAAGCATCGGCGATACGAACCTGACCTACTTCATACTTTGTTCCACTAGCAAGTAATGGTTCAAAAGTCAAAGCAGTTGTACCGGAAACAACCCAAGCATTAGGATTGCCATAACCCTGTCCTTCAACGGTGATTCTTAATTCAGGAATCTTACCGTTTTCGTCAGCGAATACAACATAATCTTGGTCGGTTTCCATACCATTTACATCAACTACCTTCAAGCCTTCTGCCTTAAATGGAATTGAAGCATTGTGAACACCACCAGTAATGGAACCTGCGGTTACTGGAGCGAAACCAATACCAGATACATCAGTTAAAGAAACTGAGAAATTCATAGTACTTGGAGTGGTGATTGTTGGCATACCCTGACATTCAATCTGGGAAGCTCCTGCATATTCACCAAGGTAATTCTTTGCGTAGATTTTCTTTTGAATATCATCTGGAATGAATTTAGCAAGTCCACCAGCAGCAATCTTGCCCATCTGTGTTGGAGAAAGGAAAGAAACGGCTTCACCGGCAACGGCTACTTCACGAAGTTTAGCGGCACCTTCGGAAAGGGTTTCAAAGTCAGCATTACCTGTGGTAACAACTGCCTGAACAGAACGATATACGTTGTCCTTAATTACATCGTCTTGGACTGCCTTAGCAAGATGAATGGCTCTCTTCTTAATGACTTCTCTATCAAAATCTTCAATGTTTACAAGTTCATCCCAAGAATCGTATTCAACTGGAACTGACTTGTTCTTCAAAGTAGTGGAATATTCTACTTCGGTGATGCCTTCTGGAGCAACTTCCAAGCCATCATAAACTTTACCTGTATCTGTGATATAGGTTGTAAGGGTCATACCACATTTCTTACCCTTAACTTCTTCCTGTGAAAATTCGGAACCAGCCTTCTTAATGAATGGCATGTTGTCTGCAACTGCGATGTTGAGAGCTTTAACTTTTTTGTTATTACTAAACTGAGACATTATTTGTAACCTCTAAAATTAATTTGTATGTGAATTTAAACCATATCAATCATTGATATAGCTTTTAAGATAAACTAACAACAACTTCCTGCTCGCCCTTGGTCTGACTTACATTCTGTTTCAGTTTGTTCACTTTATAGAGGTAGGACAAATTAACAACCTTGTTTGTACAAAATTCACTGACCAAAGTAAACTTGTACAAACTAGAAAATCGTGTGGTAAATAAGCTCCACATTAGCCTTTATAGTATGTATAATTTTTTAGTTCATACTAATACAAAAAAGGCTGTGAGTAGCACATCTACAACACAGCCCTATTTAACCTAAACAATATGCGTAAGTGACCAATTGATAAAACTTCTTACACACGATGTATTTATTAGAAAAACCCCTTGGGCAACACATTTGCGACAAGGGGTTAGATACTATTCAATAAAGAGATATAATGACAGAATCAAGATAACTTTCCGATTCATAATTATTTATATCAAATTCTCTGTCCAGTTTCTAACAACCTAACATCTTGGTATTGCTGACCATAATTCCTAGTAAGCCAAAAAATAGTGTTGATTCTTTCACTTATAAAGGCTCCAACCCTAGACTGGTAATCCAAAGAAATATTCTTGTCTTGTGCTGGCTTAATTAGGTCGGTGGTCTTTACCCAATCTTTTGCACCTTTTATATCCTGTGGACAACCTAAGATTTGCATAGTTTGTGTAACCCTTGGAATTACGAAACCTAACCAATCACCTATCACTTGTCTCGGAGCATTGTAAATGTTGTATGGTACAAACAAATTACCATTCAATACAGCCAATTCTTCTTTAGGTAAAGCCTTAGTCAAAGCATCAACTACGATAGATGAATGATAATGGGCTAATTGTTGTAGGACAGTACAAGGGAACTTTATAGGATTGGCTACTTGAATACCAATTCTAGGATATATCTTTCTACGGTAGTGTAGCAAGCACCCAAAATCATTTTCCCTTATGTTGTTGTAAATCCAGTCCCAGAATGTAATTTCACCAAACACTTTAGAATCATAAACACTATCTACCAAAATAGCACCACTTGACTTAGCAAAGTCTTTGTTGTCGGTGATATAAACGCGATTTGAAATATCACATAGTTTATCATCAAAAGGTTTGTGGCAAACTATGAAATTGTAATTATGATTGTAGTTTGGGTACATTACTTTGTCTTTTTCTATATCATGATTTAGAAACATCTTCTGCCTCCCAACGGCATTTGTGGTTGTGCCTTAAATACCAAGCAAGTTCTTTGTGATACAATTTATGGTCTTGATAATTTGACATTCTAAAATGTTCTTTGAATTTTCTTCCAAACTCTGAGTGAGTTTTACCACTAGCATTATTATTACCTTTCCTAGATTCACTGTGATGCTTTATAGTTAAAGGGTTGTTACTATTTTCTTTATGTGTAACACATCTAAGGTTTTCTAATCTATTATCATCACGAATAGTATTAATGTGGTCAATTTCATATCCTTGTGGTATTTCACCATTAAATGTTTCATAAACTAACCTGTGAGCTGAAATTTTTTTTCTTGTAGGTTTTTTAACTCCAACTTTAAGATAGCCGTTATCTAAAGTAGTTTGTTTACACAAAACTAATTTATCTTGTTTAGAATCGTATCTTAACACTTTACCATCTTCTGTAACATACCTATCATATTCCCAGTTATACTTTATCTTCATCTTTTTCCTCGCTTTCTTGTTTCAATTCTGTAATGTAATCATTCATTAGCTTGTTCAAATCTTCAACAATTGTTTTCATCTTATCTTCATTGAAAGCACTTGTCTTGTACTCTGCTTCCAAGCTGGAACATTGGAACTCATTAAATTTTGTAACAATTTCTTGTAGCTTAATCATATCAGAACCTATAATTTCATTCTTTTTCTTGTATCTTGAACGATAGTAGTCCGGGTGTTTAGCTCGCCACTGACGCTGATAAACCTTCATGTATTCACGAGGATTTTCCCTTTCACTTATATTTAAAAGTGTTCCGTACTTTTTCAAGATACTTGTTTCTAGCTACCCTTAATTTCTCTTTTTCTTCTTCGGTATGCTTATACCCGTTTATGCCTTCCCATTGTTAGTCCTCCTTTATTCCAAATTTCACATATTGTGCCATAGCATTAGCTGCCGGATTCTTAGCATCCATACTTGCTTTGTACTTCTTTATTTCCTTTTCTACAAGTAACATCTTATCATACCATTCTTGCTCTTCTTGTGGATTATGAGAACCAACCCACATTTTACGAACAAATTCATATCGTTTTACTAATTGTTCAATTTTGGTCATACTTTAATACCTCTTAATTGGTTGTAAAATTTTGTTTCGTCGGGAATATCACCAATCATACGATTTATTTCAGCTAACTTTTCAATGGTTTCCATAGATGGGTAATCAAGGCTATCCATTTCAATAAGAATCTTTTTGAAAATTACTTTTAGCTTTTTCATTGACTCATTCCACTTTGGTTCATCACCTAAAGACAAGTAGTTGTAAAAGTCCTTTGACTCTTGGTCAAATTCTTGAATTAATTCTTTTATCATTCTATCCTCTTATGTTTTACTTTATTTATAAAACTAATATGTGTTTATCGTTTTGTTCTAAGTAATTTGCTATGATGTGTTCAATTTGACTAAAGTGGTTTGAATCAGCATTTATATTATTATCCCTCAAGAATTGATGTATTTCAATGTGTAGCTCTTTTGGAATGTAAATGAAATGCTTAAAATTATCGTAACCAAAACAGTGATGTATTTCGTATTCTTTAATTTTAGTGTGTTTAAGTGTTTTAAACAAATATTGACTACTCTTTATTCTTGTGTAGTGTTTCTTTTTATTGTCACTCACTTGTAAGTATTCTTTAAACTTATCATAATGGTGAATGGAAATACAATTATTTTGTTTTCTTTTTAATTTAAATTCATCCTTGTGTAACTTATAATAAGCCTTATTGTAATTCTTATGGTAATTTCTTTGATAAGCCTTTATTTCATCTTTATGTTCTTCTTTGTATTTCTTACAAAGTTCTTTTTGCTTTTCTTTATTTTCATTGTACCATTTCTTATGTAACTCTTTAAGATGCTCTTTATGTTCTTCGTAATAAGCCTTCATTTCTTCTTTGTGAGCTTCACGATATGCTTTTTGATATTCTTTTCTTTTTTCTTTATTCATTTTGACCTCTTTTTTCTACAAATATAGTAAAAGCACCAAATCATAATGACTTGGTGCATAATTTGTTTGTAGTGTAAACTTATGAATTTTTTAGCTTTGTGAAGAAATCATCATCATCTTCATCAAGGTCTAAATCATTAGTTTCGTACTTAGCTTTTTCGTATTGATTTACTAAGTCTTGCTTTATTTCATCTTGTGGATTAGTTTGTTCACTATCATCACTATCATCAATACAAAGTGCATTGATAACATCCTTTTTGTCTTGTGAAAGTTCCTTCAATGGTTCATTGGAATTTGTCATTTTACTCATAAATGAACTAGCGGTATTAGCTTTTCCACTTTCTACAACACCAACAAAGTATTTTCCTTTTCTACCATTTACCATCCTAGTTTGATACTTACAATCTGTTGTTCCTATGAATTGTAGGAATTTCCACCATTGTGTACCCTTACCGGTTGTAGGAATTTCGTAATCATCAATACCTGTTTTCTTCAATCCAAACAAGCCTAAACAAGCATGGTCTTTACAATAGTTGATTATTAGTTTCTTCAAGTTTGGACTTGAAATCATGTCATCTTCTTTGCCAGTCACATCGCAAATTTCGTACAACATATTTTCAAAGTCAATAGTTTCTTCACTATCACTATAATCACCAACATAGAAATATTCACTAATTTCTTCGTCTTTGGTGAAAGCCTTTAATAGTCTTTCTTCATCATTACAAGTTAAGTCGCCATTCTTGATGTATTCTTGTTCCATTTCGGGGCACATTACCAAGTATTCACCACTCTTTGTACCCAAAGGACAAGTCTTGTAAATCTTGTAACAATAGTTAAGAAATTCTTTACCACATTTTACAAATTCATCAAGTTGTTCACTTGTAAAGTTATCCTTCATCTTGTGAGTTTGTTTGAAAGTAACGGGTATAACTCTTCTACGATAAGAATGTTCCTTTAATTGGCAACCTTCATTAGATGTAATAAAGAACTTAGTGCCGTATGTGTTCCATTCAATTGAATGTCTATTCTTTACATCCAAAGTAAGAGTATCACCACCAATGGCAGCCTTACCCTTATTAGAACAAAGTGATTTACCATCATATTCACTTATACAAACAATGTGGTTATCGTAAACATTACAATTTGACAAACCAAATGAATTACTATCTTCAAATGCGTTGTTCACTACGAAACCAAAAGACTTCTTTGGAAGAATTGCTTTCAACAATCTTGTCAAAGTTCCCTTACCTGTTTGACCCTTATCACTAATGATTAGAGCTTGTTGTGCAAAGTTACTAGCATCTTGTATAGCACCCAAGTAGAAATAAACTCTTTGCATTATTCTAGGACTTGCTTTAGGTGTTAAGAACTTTTTCCAACATTCAGGCATTTCAGCTTTTTCCCATTCTTCTTTTGTTGGTAATAACCAAGTTGAAACACTCTTATGCTTGAAATCATTTGACCAAGTATAATAGTAGTCTTGCTTTTCCAAACAACCAGCCGTCATATCCTTGAAATGTCTTGTTAAGAACTTTAGAAATTCGGTAAATTCCAAAGTGTTCATTTCACCAAAAGACTTCAATGGCTTTGCTACGAACTTATCCAACATCTTACTTTCGTCTAATGTTTTCCAACACGATTTTACTTTGACAATATGTCTAAAAGATGTTGGAATGTCATTCAAGAAAATATCTTCAATTACACCATAGTTACCTTCTTCAACACTTGTTTCAAGTGATTCAATGTCTAGTTCAGCCAACTTGGTCTTTAACTTGTTCATATAGGTTTCGTACAAAGGAGCCATATCCTTACAAATCATATCATACAAGCTATCATCCTTTGAGTAGTCATTAAGACCAATTTCAAGTTTTTCATTCTTCAAGTCCGTATTAATCAAAGTAATGCTATCATCGTGGCAATAAGCTACTTGTTCACCTACAATAATGAAATTCTTAAACAATTCCCTATCGTGTTTGTTTGGTTTACAATTCAATACGGTTTCAAACAAATTAACATCTTTGTATTCGTATGACTTGATATAGTCAGGAACATTCAAAGATTCGTTAATCTTGGATTGCTTGACAATTTGTTTATTTGTGTCCTTTGTTTCAATAACACTTTCTATCATCTTAACGATTACATCATAAGTGTTATGAACATCTTTGTCAAGTTCTTGAATAGAATCTTTCCAATCTATTACCCTTTGAAGAAATTCGGTTGGGTCAAGATTAGTGTCATTTTCTTTACACTTCAAGTTCTTGAATGTCTTCACAAACGAACTAGAATCTTTCTTGTATTCTTCAAGTGCTTTCTTCAAATTCTTTGCACTTGTTTGAAATGTAATGTTCTTTCCCTTTAGATATTCATTGTAGTTCATTAGTTTTCACCTCCAACAATTTTAACAATTTCAATGTACTTATCTTGATTTTCTAACAAAGTATCGTAAGCATCTTTCTTGATTACTTTGTACCCTTTTGATTCCAACAATTCTTTTGCTTCTTCAACGGGGTCTTTGAAAAGTTCTTGCATATCATCGTAGAAATCATTTACATTTGCTTTTGGTTCAACTTGAACAACATTTCTTGGTTTTCCAAAATGCCAATAACCACAATCTGGACAATGCCATGCAACATAATCAGGATTAACCTTCATATTCTTCATAGCTTGTTCACATTCGTATTGTGTGTTATATTGTGCTCGGCCTGTGGTTTCACAACTGCCTTTAGGTTTTACAAATTTCATAATTTTTTTCCTCATAATAGAAAAAGGTTTGTTGAGCCTTCCTACAACCCAACAAACCTTCACTTTTCCTATTATGAAGAAATAAAAACTTTGTCGGAGCTAGTAGGAAGATAGCACCCATCCAATCATCTTGTAAACAAAGATAGAACTTGTTTTCCTTGTGTTCAAAAACTTTTACAATAAGTTCTTTGGTAAACTTTTCTTAACTCTCGCTTACATAGTATGTATAATGGAATCTACAAAGTTTTGTCATGTTTGTGTCATGGTTTTGTAAAATGATTGTCATAGCGAATTGCCCTATTAAGAATACAAATTGCACCATTTGAAACCTATTAAGAATTGGTCAAATAGGGTAGCAAAATTGGCGTTTTTAGCCCGTTTTCGCCATTTTTGGCACAATTGCACCATTAACCTATTTGAAGTGCAAGTCATATTCCTTTATTACTATTCTAAGTAATATATTACTACTCTTTTAGACCTTCCTATTCTATAAGAAAAGTAAATATGTCAAATAGTGCAAATTGAATCTAGCCTTACTGCCATAAGGCTTCCAGCTCCCCTATTTGGATTTTTCAAATAGGGTTCAAATAGGGCAAATAGGGTAGCAAATAGGGCAAATACAAAAATACCCCCGTTTTATAGGGGGCGATTTGGTGATTATGATTGTGTGATACGATAAATTTGTGGGTGGTCTAACCTTTCAGACAAGTGGATAATGGAGAATTTTCAGGAGCAACCACTTGGATTAGACTTGCAGGCACCCTTGTTTAACGATAAATTACTTACAAAATCCAAGAATCTTACGATAATCAAATTCGTGTTCTTTCTTAACTTCCTTATTATACTTTGTAATCTTTCCACTAAGAATATCCTTGCAAAGTTTAATTTCTTCACGAAGTTCCTTGATAGTCTTAGGCCAGCAATCCTTGGATGGCGGAATCATAAATTCAATATTGTCATTATAATCAATTTCGTGATAAAGATTGGCAAGTTCATTGATAAGTTGATTCTTATTAGTATTCTTCATATTTACCTTCCTTGTTGGGGTTGTTTTTTGTTTTACGATGTAAAGGTAATAATTTTCTCAAACTTTGGCAATAGTTTTTTAAAATTTTTTGAAGAAAGTTGTTAATAGATTGTTGATAAG